AAACAATCATTTAGAAGAAAAACCTTCTGAACAAAGAATTAAAGAAATTTTACTTTCAGCATTAGAAATTGAAAAAGAATTTATTACTGAATCACTTCCAGTATCACTAATCGGTATGAACTCAAATCTAATGAAACAATACTTAGAGTTTGTTGTTGATGGTTTATTAGTAAAAATGGGTTGTAGTAAAGAATTCAATGTTGAGCAACCATTTAAATTCATGGAACAAATTGCGATTGAAACAAAAGGTAATTTCTTCGAGTCAAGAACTATGGAATACCAAAAAGCCAAGTTAAATGAATCAATAAGTTTTACAGACGATTTTTAAATTTTATATTATGTCATTAAAAATAAATAAAAGAGACGGCGAATCGGCTTCTTTTAACCCTCAGAAAATTTATCAAAGAGTTAAAAGAGCTGCGAAAGGTCTAAACGTAAATTCGGATGAAATTTTCATCAAAGTTATTACTTCAGTTCCGACTGAGGGGGAAGTAACAACAAAAGAGTTAGATAAGTTAATTTATGAAATTGCTGCGGCATATACGGGAAGTCATTATGACTATTCTAAATTAGCGGCTCATGTTGCAATTTCATCCTACCATAAAGAAACAAATGATAGTTTTTCAGAAACTATGATGGTTCTTTACGAGGATGGTATTATTAACGAAAAACTAATGGAAACCATTAAAGAATATGGTGAAGACACTATTGACGCGGCTATTAACCACGAAAATGATTACAACTTTGATTATTTTGCTTGGAGATCTTTACAAGAAATGTATTTGTTGAAAAGACCTAATGGTAGAGTTATTGAAAGACCACAACACATGTATATGAGAGTTTCTCTTTGGGTTACAAATAATTTAACTGAGGCTTTGGAATACTATAACTCACTTTCAAATCAGTTAATATCTAAAGCTACACCAATTATGATCAATTCAGGAACAAAAGTTCCTCAGTTGGCATCTTGTGTTCTTCACTATAACAATTCAGATTCAAGACAAGGATTGTTGGATACTTTAAATGATATATCAACTTTCTCTTCTGATGCCGCGGGTATTGGTTTATCAATGTCTAACATTAGAAGTAAAGAAAGTCGAATCACAACTTCAGGTGGTTATGCGGGTGGTCTTTTAAAGTATTTGAAAATTGTTAATGAGTCTCTTAGATTCTTTAATCAACAAGGAAGAAGACCGGGAAGTGCCGCAATTTATTTAGAACCATGGCATAAAGATATTATTGATCTTCTTGAAATAAAAAAGAATACAGGTGCTGAAGAACTTAGAGCTCGTGATTTATTCACAGCGATTTGGATACCTGATAACTTTATGAGGGCGGTTAAAAACAATTCAGATTGGTATTTGTTTTGTCCAAATGATATAGTAAAAGCAGGACTAAAACCACTACAAGAATGTTATGGTGATGAATATGAAACAAACTATAATAAAGCAGTTAGTTTAGGTCTTGGAAAGAAAATCAAAGCACAAGATATATGGACAAAAATCATTGAGTCTCAAGTTGAAACTGGTGTTCCGTATTTATGTTCTAAAGATAGTGCTAATAGAAAGTCAAACCATCAAAATATTGGTGTAATTAAACAATCTAATTTGTGTAATGAGATTTACCAATATACAGATGAAAAGACCACAGCGATTTGCACTTTGTCATCTATGGTTTTGAAAAACTTTGTTGTTAATAATAAATTTGATTTTGAATTATTATTTTCTGAAGTTAGAAAAGTTGTTCGTTCATTAAATAAAGTTATTGAAATAAACAACTATTCTACTGAAAAAGGAAGAAAAGGTGGATTAGAACAAAGGGCGATTGCAATTGGAACACAAGGATTGGCAGATGTGTTTTATCTTATGGATTATATCTTCACGTCTGAAGAAGCTCGAAAGTTAAATAAAGACATTTTTGAAACCATTTATTACGCATCTATCTATGAAAGTAATCAATTATGTATGAATGGTAATTATGAACCATATACTTTCTTTGAAGGGTCACCGATGTCAAAAGGCGAATTCCAATTTGATATGTGGGGATTGAATGAGTCAAAACTTTCAGGGATGTGGGATTGGAATAAGTTGAAAAATAGCGTGTCTCAGTATGGTGTTTGTAATTCATTATTCACAGCACAAATGCCCGTGGCGTCTTCAGCCAAAATCACAGGATCATTTGAAATGACAGAACCAGCTCACTCAGCATTATTTAACCGACGAGTAGTTGGAGGTGAAATTTTAATTGTGAATAAATACTTAATTAATGACTTTGAAAAAATTGGAATCTGGTCAGAAGACTTAAAAAATGAAATTATCTTCAACGAAGGGTCAATTCAAAACATCAATTTTAATAATTATTTAGATCCTGAAGATAAAAACTATAATAAGAAAGTTAAACGAATTGAGCATTTAATTCCTAAGTATAAAACTATTTGGGAAATCTCACAAAGAGAATTAATTGATATGGCGGCCGAAAGAGCACCATTCATTGATCAATCACAGTCGATGAATATCTATATGGCAAATCCAACTTTATCAAAGATTACATCATCACATTTCCATTCTTGGGAAAAAGGTTTGAAGACTCTTTGTTATTATGTTAGGACTAAAGCCATTTCAACAGGAGCAAAACACTTGGCAATGGATATCTCAAAAAAAGAAAAACCAAGAGTAACTCCTGAACCACCGAAAGTTGACTATTCTCACTTAAACTTACCACCAAAACCAAACAATTCTGATTTTGAATGTTTTGGGTGTTCTTCATAGAACAAAAACAAATATCCAATGTGTTATCCCGAGCTAGGTCGGGATTTTTTATTTATTAGTTTTTTTACATATCTAAACTATTTATTTGTATGTCAAACATTATTCAAGAAGAAATTCAAAAGATTAGAAAAATGATGCTCTTGGAAGAACTAGTCCAAGAAGATGGTGCAAAAAAATTAAAACAAACTTTAGACATTCTACAAAAAAAAGACAAAGTTTTATTGTTGAGTTGCTCAAATAGATTTAATTGGGATCCTAAAAAGATAGACGTTCCAAAATCAAAGATACTTGCAATGTATTTGAATGAAGAACTTGGAGATAAGTCAGTATTCATGGATGTATCAGAACTTAAGATTTTTCCTTGTGAAGGTAATGTTTCAAGAGAAGAGGGAAATAGTTGTGGTATTTTAAAATCATTACTTAAAGATGATAAAAAAAACCCTTCAGGGCATCATAGGTGTTGGGCAAGTTTAAATAATAAAACAGATGAATTATGGAAAGTCAGTAAAGAATTATTTGAATCAGACGCTGTGGTATTCTTTAGTTCAGTTAGATGGGGACAGGCCAATATGTTTTATCAAAATCTAATAGAACGTTTAACTTGGATTGAAAATAGATACAGGACTTTAGGTGAAAAGAATATAGTTGAAGGTATTGAAACAGGTTTTATTTGTGTTGGTCAAAATTGGAATGGTGAAAATGTTACAGAAATTCAAAAAGAGGTCCACAAATTCTATGGATTTAGTCCTAATAAAGAACTATATTGGAATTGGCAATATACAACTGATGATGATGACGAAAGTAAATCTTCTTACAAAAAATCCCACAAAAAATTCATTGATGATATGGGGTTATGAAATAGGATATTATAAATATAAATCAACAACAACACCGATTATAGAATGTTTGAGTTGTTATCCTATAAACGAATCTATTAACGAATACATACTTAATCAAAAATTTGTTGAGTTTGAATACGAATCTAATGATATAAAGACTATTGATGGTAAAATTGTTGCATTAATTTAATTGCAGGATTTTTACTTAAAAAAAACCTAACTTATATTTATATGTGATATGGCAAATGGTATAACTTATGGTATTTCTTTTCCTTTTGTAGACTCTTTTACGGGAAGATATTTAGACGTTACTAATTCAACTGAAGGTGAAATAAGGTCAAGCTTAGTTCATTTAATTTTAACAAGAAAGGGATCAAGATATTTTCTACCCGATTTTGGAACAAGACTTTATGAATTTATTTTTGAACCACTAGACGGACCAACTTTTTCTGATATAGAGGCTGAGATCAAAAGTAGTGTTGGAACATACATGCCAAATTTACAAATCACTAACATATCTGTTGAGCCAGGTTCTGCTGGTTTAGAAGATAAAGGTTACACGGTAAATAAAAATGGAGAAAGAGAGTTTCGTGTTACAAATATTGGAACATTAGAACACACAGCAAAAATCAAAATAGATTATAGAATAACAGATTCGGCTTTTGAATCGAGTGATTTTATTATTATCAATATTTAATATTATATGGCAGAAAAAAAGATATCATATACAGTAAGGGACTTTCAAGGAGTTAGAACCGAGTTAATTAATTTTACAAGAACTTATTATCCTGATTTAGTTCAAAACTTTAACGATGCCGGTATTTTCTCGGTAATGTTAGATATGAATGCGGCGGTAACAGATAATTTAAATTATCAAATTGATAGAAGTATCCAAGAAACCGTATTACAATTTGCACAACAAAAAAATTCAGTATATAATATCGCTAGAACTTATGGTCTTAAAGTTCCAGGACAAAGACCATCGGTTGCGTTGATTGACTTTTCAATCACGGTTCCTGCTTTTGGTGATAGAGAAGATTTAAGATATTGTGGTATTCTACGAAGAGGATCACAAGTTAATGGTGGTGGACAACCATTTGAAACCGTTTATGATATTGATTTCGCATCACCAATAAATGCCGAAGGATCACCAAACAGAGTTAAAATACCTAACTTCGATTCAAGTGGTAAATTATTGAATTATACAATCGTTAAAAGAGAAGTTGTTGTTAATGGTATAACAAAAGTATATAAAAGAGTTATTACACCAAATGATTCTAAACCATATTTAGAATTGTTTTTACCTGAAAAAAATGTTTTAGGAATTACAAGTGTCTTATTAAAATCGGGAACACAATACTCCACAATACCTAATCCACAAGACTTTTTAATATTAGGTCAAGAAAGATGGTTTGAGGTTGACGCATTGGTTCAAGATAGAGTATTTGTTGAAGACCCAACTAAAACATCTGATCAACCTGGACTTAAGGTTGGAACATACATCACAACAACAAACAAGTTTATTTCTGAATATACACCTGAAGGTTTTTGTAAAATGACTTTTGGTGGTGGAAATATATCTGCCGATGAACAATTAAGACAATTTGCGATTGATGGAAAAGGTTTTGATTTAAGTAGATATACTAACAATTACGCGATGGGAGCTGCTCTTCCACCAAATACAACACTATTTGTTCAGTATAGAATTGGTGGTGGCTTATCAAGTAATTTGGGTATTAACACAATTAACCAAGTTGGAACTGTGTCATTTGCCGTTAATGGACCATCTGATAGTGTAAACCGAAGTGTAATCAATAGTTTACAATGTAATAACGTAACTGCGGCAATTGGAGGGGCAAACCCACCAACAACCGAAGATGTTAGAAACATGGTTTCATTTAACTTCGCGGCACAAAAAAGAGCGGTAACCGTAAACGATTACGATTCTATTATTAGAACAATGCCATCTCAGTTTGGGGCTCCTGCTAAAGTCGCAATCACTGAAGAAAATAATAAAATTAGAATTAAAATGTTGTCTTATGATACAACAGGAACATTAACAAATGTTGTGTCTAATACTTTAAAACAAAATGTTGCAAATTATCTATCTAACTATAGAATGATAAATGATTACATATCAATCGAATCTGCGGATATTATTGACTTGGCAGTTACGGTAGATGTTGTATTAGATAATAGTCAAAATCAAGGGGCAATAATTTCTAAAACAATTCAAATAGTTGGAGACTTCTTTAATCCTTTAGTTAGACAATTAGGGCAAAATGTTAATATCTCTGAACTTAGAAGATTAATACAGGCCGAAAATGGTATTGTTAGTATATCTGACATTTCATTCTTCAACCAAGTCGGAGGTCAATATTCATCAGCACAAACATCAATGCCATATTCAGATCCTGCAACAAGACAAATTCAACCAACGGCAGATACTTTGTTCGCAACACCAACACAAATATACCAAGTAAGGTATCCAAACAAAGATATTAATATTAGAGTTTTGAACTTAAAATCAGTCAATTTCTCTTAGAGATTTATTTTTTTCAAAATAGAATTATTTTTATCAAAATAGGAAATAAACTATTTATGAAAAAACTGATTTTTTAATGCCAAAGTCGTATAGAATAAGAACCGAAGTCGGTCAAGACAAATATATAAATGTAAATTTAGAACAAGATTGGGAATCTTTAGAGATACTATCCTTAAAGATATTAGCCAACGATCTTTATACTAGATTTTGTGCTGACTACGGTGTCGTAGTTGGTCGAGTTTTTGTGAACAATGGGTTTGGTCTTCCAAACGCCAAAGTTTCCGTCTTCATACCATTGGAAGATGCGGATGAATTAAACCCTGTAATTTCTGAACTATATCCGTATAAGAGTATAACGGACACTAACGAGGAAGGGTATAGGTATAACTTATTACCTAAATTACCAT